TAAAGGTCGTAGTAGCCATATCAGTACCCCACCGTGTAGGTTGGCGAGATGAAGTCCAGAGCCAGCGGCGAAGCCAGTGATGGCGCGGTCAGCGTCTGGAGTTGCGTGTTCGGTAAGCGCGTGTTGTAGTAGGCAATGGACCGAATACGACCATTTAAGAAAACGCCAGTTCCGCTAAAGTTAGAACCGATGCTCATTCGAGCATAGGAACCCGCAAGCGATCCAGACGTATCGGTGCTTAAGGTGCCGCCATTTGAGCAAGCCGCAAAATCGTTCGTCGCATACGCACCAGCGTTCACATAGGGGGCTGCCGGAGTGACGCCAAGCATCGCTTGGAAAGCGCCGCCGGTATATACAGAAAGAATGTTGTCGGCAGTCGAGATCATGAAAAGCTGGTTTGAGACCGTGTTGTCAGAAACAACCAGAACACAAGATGCGTTTGCATTGCTTGATACAGATGAAACAAACGTTCCTTGTGCTGCATTGAACCAGCTAGAGAAGTTTGTGCCGGACATAAATGCAACGTCAGCCGAGCGGCTAACCGTAGAGGCAACCGTGGGGATGTAGCTGGTGGCAAATGCTCCTGCTTCAAGATCGGCACCCCAAAGAAAAATGCTTTCAGTGCCAGCGGCGGTAAAACTAGCGCCGCCGTTAGACCCTGCAACACCAATACCACAGTTAGCCACCGCCGCAGCCAACGTCCGTGAGACCGTTATCCGATACCAACCGTTGCCTGCAGGCGTTGCGGTGCAGGTGTCAGGCGTTGTACCAAACAAGCCGGTGTCGAGGTTGAAATAGTTAATAGAACTGTCGTTAACGGTAAAAAATATCCACGTTGCCGTGTTCTTTTTTACGTAGAAGCTATATGTGTGTGCGCCGGTAAGAGAGGCTGGAGTAGCTCTATTGACGTAGTGGAACGCAAGACCTGCAGAAGCAGTAAAATTATCCGCGCTAGTTGTGCCGTCTGGTGAAGCCGTTACATTAGTAGTAACCGCGCCGTTTGTTTTTGTCCAACTCGCGTCGTTAAACTGCTCCGAATACGTCAGCAAATTCGTCCGCGCTTCCTCGATCAGCAGGCCGCGAGGTGCCAGCGTGACAGGATCATAGTCAAAGCGGGGCGTTGTATTGCCGACCACCTCGATAAAGCCGGACGCATTGACGCGGGTGGCTCCCGTGCCGCGTGAGAAGGTGATGCGGCTGTCCAAATAGGGCTGCAAAAAGTCGAGAAACAATGCAGGAGATAGCCCGCGCCGCGACGACAGGGTTGTCGAAGCCAACAGCCCTATAGCCAAGCCATTACGGACGGGTATCCCAAAGCTCATCGGATGTTGATCGGCTTTGCGTAGAGCGTGCCGCCGGCCGTGATCTGGATCGCGCTGACGCGCCAGACAGCGCCAGTGCCAGCAGGAACAAAGATCGGGACGGGCGTGTTAGCAGGCAGCGGTGTGGCAGCCGAGGTAGCCGTCACGCCTTCGCCGACGAGGATGTACGCGTCAGACGTCGACCAGACCAGCACGCCCTGCGGGCCTGCGTTCCATCCAGTTACCGACCCGGCAGTGCCGGAATAGGTCACGCTTTGCGTTGCAAAACCAGCATCATTCAGTGGGCGGAGCAATTCCATATTTTACGTCCTTACGCCAAAAATTTCAGTTTGTACAAAGTGGTGTAATACAGGCCGAAAATCTCGTCGATAATGTTCTGGATCGGCGTGCAATCCTTGTCGACCACCTTATACCGCATTTCCATCAGTTCGTCTACTTGGCCTTCGAGAAACTCGACGACGTTGTTCGTCTTCTTCGCTGACATGAGCGAAATAGGTCCGATCAGGCCATATTTACCCTGATAGGCTTCCGCGTATTTATCCGCCAAATCAATGATTTCACTGTAAAACTTCCGCAACGCTTTGTGCTTTGCGTAGCTGCGCGTGTTCAGGTGCGTCGAGTGAGCAACATCACGCGCCAGAAACAACATGCCGACAAAGTCTGCGCAACTCATTACATCATTCCTTCAGGGGGTTGTTCGGGCATTTCAGGCTCCATCATGGGCTGTTCCATCTCTGGCTGCTCCATCATGGGCTGCTGGGGCTGTTCTTGCTGCGCCTGCGCCATGATGTCTTCCATCTGGGGCACTTCGCGCATCTCTGGCGATCCGCCGATCAGGTCGCCTGTGTCCATCGCAGCGGCGATAGTGCCCATGACGATGTCCTGAATTTGCTCTGGCGACATGCTGTTCTGCACCGCAGCGATACGCTTCGTCTCGGCGTTGTAGGCGTCAATCTCGGCCTTATACTCGTCGATGGCGATTTTCTGCTGCTCGGCGCTGTCTTGGATATTCTCCATGATGTCCGTGACGCGGTTTAGTTCCATCGTCATGGCTTGAAGCTGTTCTTGCGCGGCTATAAATTCAGGTGACTGGTCGCCATCCGACAAGACCTTCGGATCGAGGATTTTCTTGAAGCGTGCAGCCATTTCCTGCGCGCCCGGCCAGTCCATATTCTTGATGAACAGATCGCCCGCGACAGCCCAAAGCTGCGGGTTGGTCTGCAAAATCTGGCTCATAGCGTCAAGGGCTTCCTGACGCTTCGTCATGTAGCCGGGGCCGGTCGTGACCATGACGTCGTACGTGCCGACGCCGGGGTTGTAAATTTTCTCGATCAGCGCGCCGGTCTGCGGTTCGCGGATTTCCTTGACAGGCTCTTGCTGTGACGGGTTGAACTTGACCATGTCGACTTCACCGTCAACGCCGATGATACGGGCAATACGCTGTGTGTCGTAGATTTTCGGGATCAGGTCGACAATCTGCCGTGTGATATGGCGGATCGCGCGGGCCAGATTGTCGACATAGTGGTAGGTGCCGACATCACCCTGCTTTTCGCGTGCGATGATAGCCTTAGCCGACCGTTCGTTGCCCTGCGCACCGATGCTGGCGTCATACTGGCCTGTGGTCGACTTGATGTCTTCAGCAGCCCCCATTTTGGCCTGTATGAGGCCGGTCTGGGGCAACGGAGGAGCCGCGCGCTGGGGAAGGGGAAGGACGTTCCCAGCGCCATCCGTCACGTCGGGATTGACTTCCAGATACGGCCAGTTGGTCGTATTGGCAGTCTTCCACTGCATTTCATAGCCTTCGAACTGGCCGCCATAGCCAATAAACGGCGCTTTGGGCGCCAGCGCCAGCATTTCTGCCTCTTGGCTGGTCCAGTAGTTGTACATGCGCTGTGCGTCTTTGGCATTACGCACAAGGCCGGAGATATGTATCTGGCCGTCGACTTCCCACTCGTTGCCGATGACGCGTACGACAGGTATCCACTTGCCCGGCCATTCGCGCTCGTCCAGCACGTCAAAGCCGTTGGTCTTCATCCACATGACCTTCTTGCGGTCTACCTCACGGGTGCGGATGGGCTTGCCAAACATAGCGCCTAGCTGTTTGTCGCGGTTCGATCCTTTGAACGCCGTCTCGTTGTCAGGATAAAGGTGCAGCGTCGAGCGCTCATAGGTGTAATAGAAATACTCCGCGATGCGGATCGTGTCTTCCTGAAGCCATGACGAGATGCCCTGATCGCCGACGCCTTGGCTGTAGAGCGTGCTGATAGGCGTCGCGTCGGGGAACATGCGCTCATATTCGACCTTGAGGATGTCCTCGGTGACGAAGCACCACTCGGCGTCTGCACCGCACGGGTCTTGGATCGTGGGGTCCATGTAGACGCTGAAGGCGTTGCGCACGCGACCGATCTTGATGTCCTGATCGAACGTCTCGTCGTTGCAATACTCGGTCAGCAGGCGGATGTAGCCTTCGCCGTAGGTGACTTGGTTGTCGCAGGCTGTGTCGTAGGCGACGTCCGCGTCCGACATATACTCGATGTGGCGCACCACACCGTTGAAAATCTCTGCCACCTCGACGTCAGCATTGTCGTCTGCAGGGATGACCTTGCCGCTGGGCCGGTTTTGGCGCTGCTCGTTCGTCACCTGACGGACGTGCTGCGGCAGCTTGTTGATGGTCAGACACGGGCGGGCGTTGATCGTCTGGCCCTGTACCGAGCCACGGGTCGCCAGCACGTCAGCAGGCCACTGCCACTGGTTGTCAGGGCTGCCTGCCATGAACCGCAGGTCGTCCAGTTCGTCCTCACGGCTGTCCGAATAGGCTGCCTGCGCCATTTGCAGGCGCTTACGCATGGTAGCCATCTTGTCGGCGTCGTCGCGGCCGGTTTTAGGCGCGTTCGAGCCTATATTCGCTACGGAGCCTGCTGCGTTGATGCCTGTGGGGTCTGCCATGTTACACTACCGCTTTCAATTCTGCATCAATCGGGCTGATTTCGGGCCGCCCCACACCGCGGTAATTTAACCATTTTGATTGCGCGTTCAGCATATCAAGCACATCAAGTTTTTCTTCGTCCCAGCGTTTGCCATGTCCGGGGCGAACCGCGTCCCAAGCAAACAAAAGCCACGCTTGTTCTTTTTTAATCCGTAGCCAAGGCTCGATACTATCAACAAAATCAACAGCGCGCGAATTGTTTATGATCCACGCATATGCGTTTTTCCAACGTGAATTTACACGCGTTAAGGGGGCTATGTGGCCGCCAAAAGCCTTTTTTAGATCTTCTAAAAGTTCGAGGTTTGTGTTTGTTATGGACACGCGAGGGACCATAGCACTGCGGCTACGTGTAAAACCGATGGAGCCTTCGCCATCCATAAGACCAGCTACGTACGCAAGGTTCATTTTTTACCCTTTTTGCTGGCCGCTTTGCGCTGAACGCTATAAGCTATCGCTAACGCTTGGTCGCGCTTTTTACCCGCGTTTAACTCGGCTTTTACGTTAGTGCGGAACGCACTTTTGCTGGTTGATTTGACCAGAGGCATGTTATTTCATCTTACCCATCGGCTTGATCGGCTTTGCAGGGGTCGGTTTCATTCGCACGGTCGTGCTGATAGCCTCTGGCCGACGGCTGATACCTTCGCGTTTCACCAGTTCCATAGCGCGGCGCGCGCGGGCGGGGTCCGCGTTGGCAATCGCAGCGCGTTTAGCAGCGCGTTCAGCGGTGATCGTTCCGGCTTTGTAGAGCGCTTTGCTCTTATTACCGTAAATATCTTTCTTACCAGAGGGCATCTACTTACCTTTCTTAGCGGTTTTGGCGCTGTCTTTGAACGCTTTGGCGGTCGGTGCGCCTTTTGCGCCCGGTTTGCGCATTTTTTCACCCGATCCGGCAGCAATTCGTGCCTTTTTGGCATGAATATTGGCGTATAGGCCCTTTTTGCTATCTGCCATGACTAACAGCCCATCCAGCTTGTAGGAATTGCTTGGGGAGAGTATCCTCTGGAACGGCCTTTGTCAACGCGTGCTTCGCGCGCTGCCATCGGGAATGCAAACGTCACTGCGATGGCGTCGGCAGCGTCTGGCGAGGCCAGTCCGCGGGCCTTCATGTCCTTCTTGCTTTCCAGAAACAGCGTGCCCTTGCTGTCGGGCTTGACCTTCGGCCCGATCAAGTCGGTTTTCAGGAAGCGGTCCGCCGGTATGCTGGCCGTCTTGAGCCAGTCGCGCATGGTGCCCCACATCTCGGCACGCTTGTTGCCCCACATCAGTTGGTTCTTCGACTTACTGCCGAAGTTGACGCCGCGTATCTTGTACCGCTGCTCCTTGAGCCTGTCGACGATGCCTGCGCCTAGCCCACCCTCGTCGATGACGGTCAGCGCTGGCTTGTACTGCTCGATGGCGTCGATGACGTGCCCGACCACTTCCATCGTGTCCGCCCCGCGCAGGCGGCGTATCTCGACGATGTCGCGGCCCTGCCGCACGGCGATGACGGTGGCGTCCGACCCGAAGCGCGCCGGGTCGACACCGATGGCGATGGGCGCGGTCTCGTCTTTGTGCTTGGGCCGGCTCATCGCGTCGTCGACGACATTGACTGCGATAAACTGGTCGTCGCCTTCCGACGGGAACTGACCGTAGACCTCGACATTGGCTTGGTAGCTGTCAGAGCCATACTCGTCGATGATGCGCTGGTACAGGTTCTTGTCCGTACCCTCGACCTCGCGCGCGTCGATGTTGCGCGTGCGCCAGAACGCCCGCTTGGAGTGGAACGTCTCGTAGAAATACCCCGTGTTGCGACGGGGGTTGGAAAAGGCGACGTGAAAGCGGTTCGGCGTGTTTTCCGTAAAGAAACCATCCGCGACCGACCAGATGCTGTCAGGGATACCGCTGGCCTCGTCGAACACCAGCATGACACCATCGAAATTGTGAACCCCTGCGTACGCGTCGGGGTTCTCTTCCGACCACAGCCGCCCTTCGACCGACCAGTAGCGCGTGCCTTTCTTCAGGTCTTTCTCGACGATCTCCGTCAGCCATTTGGCTGGCATAATGCGTGTGGCGGCGACCTCGAACCAGTGGCTGTTCAGCGCCATCGCTAGCCACTTGGTAATTTCCGCCCATGTGACCGACCGTAGCTGCGCCTCGGAGTTAGCCGACACGATGGTGGTCGACCCGATGCGCGTTGTCAGCATCCAGATCACCAGCCAGCTTACGAGCGCCGACTTGCCGATACCGCGACCAGACGCGACCGCTTCACGTAGCGTGTCGAAGTCGACGCGTCCTTGGTTAGCCCGGATGTGGTCGCGGATGTCCGTGAGAATGTCGCGCTGCCATTTGCGCGGGCCTGTGAAATGCTCCAGCGGGGTGCCTTTTTCACCCCAAGGAAACATCAGCAATACGAACGCTAGCGGGTCATCCTTGATCGCGGGCGTCCATAGCCGCGTCATTAACTCCATCTCGTCCTGCGCGCTGTAGATCGGCTGCTGCATGATTATCCTCTAATGCGGGTAGTACCTTATACGCACCCTCTATGACGCGCGTCTGCGCACGCTCCAGCGCCGTGATGACGCTGATCTGCTGGTCGACATTAACATCAATCTGCTGCTTGGCTACCCACCCATGCTGGTGCTTGAGGATGTTGAGCGCCGCCGTGGCGTCGCCCTGTGCGGCTGCGAGGTGCAGCGTCTGCGCGGCGGACCACTCGCCGTCGGCGCGGCCTTTCATCTCGGCCATCTCCACCAGCGGGTCGAACTCGGCCAGCCTGCGATACTGCGCCGGGGTCAGGCCAGCGCGCAGCGCAAGGCTGTCGCCCTTGAGGCCGTATTTGGCAGCTTCATAAATTGCTTCCAGACGCGCCTCGGTGGCTTCGACGCGCTCTGGCGTGAACGGCAGTGAGTAGAAGGTCATGTGGTGATGATAGCAAATATCAGAAAAAATAAAATCAAAAAATTTTGTTGCGCAGGATCGGTTTGCAAAAAATTGTTTGCGATCCGTGCCAGTCACAGTCACGCGCCCGTCGGCCCTGCCTACCCCCCTCCAGACAGCCGTCCGGCTCGAAACAAAAACGGTAGCGAAATTCTGCGTGGCCTTTCCAATGGGCAGTTTGGGCAGTCGTCGACGCGGTCCATTGCTGGCTAGCTGCGCGCGCACCAAACACCAACGAGCCGGCCAGCCATAAAGTTATCCACAGATTTATTTATGGGCAGTTTGGGTCATCGGAAATCAAGTCGGTTTTCAACTTTCAAACTGACTGCCCAAATTGCCCATCGGTTGATTGCGCGGGGCGCGGGGGGCGAGGGGCGATGGGTCATTTGGGCAGTTTGGGCAGTCGGTTTTCAGTTGCGCTGAAATACGCTTATTGAGAACCATTCTCAATAAGAAAACTTTTTTAACTTTTTTCCAAACACACTACCCAAACTGCCCTAGGGTAGAAAATCCCCCGGTCGACTGCGCCTCTCGCATGGGTCATGTCACCCGCGCCAACTACCCTAACGAACTACCCTGAATTGCCCATCGTTGCGATTGTTACTTACACCCATGTCAGTAACGCCACTGGTTCGGTCGAAAACATGGGCAATTCTAGGGCAGTTATGGGCAATTCTCGTTTGCAGCATTTTTTGTTTGACAACTACCCTCAATGTGCATACAAGGGCGTCACCAAATGACCCAAGAAAGACCCAAAGAAATGAATAATCAGCTTTCAGACTTCGACCGCGAGATCATCCGCGACATGGAGCAGACCATCGCCACCATCCAGCTCGCCATCGACGCCGGTCCAAATGTCGGCGATTTGATCCGCCCAAAGATCGGCGATGCGCGCGCGCAGACTGCGCAACACTGGCACGGCGAAATCGCCAAGCTGCGCGGCTGGATCGCCGGCATCGAAAAAGGAGCCGCATAACATGCCGCTGGAAGCCTTCATAGCAATCGCCATCATTCTCGCCATGATCCCCGCAACGCTCGCCGACCGGCGCGACAACAACAAGAAATAGGAGCTAATCAAATGGCATTAACAGACGCACAAGCAGCCGCTCGTTTCGGGATGTCACTACAGGACGCCCACCGCGTCCGCGACACCGCGCTGCAATCGCTCGATCGCGCGGCGGTGGCGACCGCGCGCGCCGCATGGTCTGACATGGCGGCGATCGTCCGCGCATCTGCGCACCATCCTGAGATGATCCGCTTTCATTTCCTCGACGCCCTCGCAAAGGGCGTCGACGTGGCGGACGCTGAAGCCTCAACCCGCGCCTTCGCGCGCAGCAAGCCCTAACACCACCGGAGCGCGGAGCAATCCGCGCCGAGGCTGGCGCTAGTGCCAACAACAGCAAAATAAAGGATAGTTCATTATGACCGATAATACCTGCAACGGATGGCGCAACGCCGCAACATGGACCGTCAACCTGTGGTTCGGCGATAGCTGGGCTATGATGGCCGACGAAGGCGACACCATCACCGCCGACTATTGCCGCGATATGGTCGAGGAAGCCGTGCAAGACCTGCTGGGCGATACGTCAGACGTAAAATACGCCGCGATGGGTAATTTCATCTGGGACATGCTAGACCTCAACAGCGTCGACTGGCACGCACTGGCAGAGCATCACGCGCCCATCACAGAGGAAGCCTGAATTATGAACGACCAAGCAATTCTAGCCCGCCACGGGTTCACACCCGCGCAAGCTGCCAATGCCATGCGCAAATCCCCGGTGAAGCGGTCGCAAGCGGAAACGTCCTTAATTCTAGCTCTAGTGCAACACACAAAGGAGACTGCATCATGATTGACTATATTCTGTTTACCTCATGGGGCAATGACAGCATTGCCGCGGTGCAATTGATGCACGAATATAATTTGCCCCGGCAGCGCCGCTGCGTTGCCCTTTTCAACGAGACGGGATGGGCAGAACCTAAATGGATCGACCGCGTCAACGCTGCTGAACAATGGGCGCAATCTTTGGGGTTCATCACCGACCGGACGCAATCCATTGGGTTCGCTGACTTGGCGCGGAAACGAAAAACATTTCCGCGCGGAATGATGCAGTTTTGCACGGGCGAATTAAAAATTGAACCTGCAAAGCGGTGGCTTGCAACGCACGACAGCGAACGCCGCGCGGTCGCGGTCAACGGTGTGCGCCGGGCAGAAAGCCAACGCCGCGCGCAAACGCCGGTTTTTGTGCCTATCAGCGACAGCCACGGAGGCCGCGCGTTGTGGTCGCCATTGGCGGAGTTTAGCGACAGCGACCGAGACGCATTGATCGAACGCACACCGTTTGATTTGCTGCCCCATAGGTCAATGGAATGCAGCCCGTGCATATTTAGCAGCCGCGCCGATTTGCGGAATGTCTCCGAAGAACGGATTGCCGAAATAGAAGCACTCGAACAAGACGTAGGGCGCACAATGTTTCGACCAAAAGCCTACGCAGGCGCGGAAGGTATACGCGAAGTAATCCGCTGGGCGCGGTCCGACCGGGGGAAATATAAACCCGACATATATGACGAACCTGACTGCGACAGCGGTTTTTGCGGAGCCTGAACCATGCCACGATTTACCTATGAAGCCACTACCGACGAACTGCGCGCGGCGCTGATCGACGACGATCTGGACGATTTAACGCCCGAACTGATCGAGGACATTATCACGACCTACGCCGACGAGTTTAACGACCTCGCCCGGCGCTATCTCGCCCGCAGTTGGTCAGACAAACATGACGTCTGGGTCGAAGCCACCGACCGCGGCTATTTCACCGCAGACCATGATGACTAAACGAAAGGACACTACACGATGACAAGCACCACCCTGACCCGCGACCGCAACTATTATCGCATGTGCGATGATAGCGACCTGATCCGCGCCGCACACGATAGCGGCGACGAACTAGCCCTTGTGTTGGCCGAACGGCTGGCGGACTTCGCAGACACCGAACACGAACGCGACACGCTGCGCGATGCACTGGACGAGGCAACTAGGCTAGTCGACCACCTGCGCGACGAAGTGCAGGACATGCTAGACGAAATCGACGATCTGCGCGCCTTAGTGAACGCGCAATGATAGGCTTTCTTGCCTTATTCTCGCTGGGGGTGATCGTGATCGCCGCCATATTAGAGGACTAAACGACATGATAAACGCAATCGACGAGATGAGCATCCTCAAAGACGCCGCTGAAGCCCTACAGGAGCATGATCGGCAACGCCAAGCCCTTCGGGCCTCAGAGGACACCCTGCGCGCCCTGTGCAGGCGCTGGGGCGATGCTGCGGGCCTATGGGGCGTCTCACCTACCCACCTGCGCCGCGCATGTGAAGCGCGCGGCCTGCTGAACGAAGGGAAAGGATTATGAACCTGCTATACCGAATGATCTGCTTAGGCTTTTTTATATTTTGGCTGGACACGGCAGCGGCGATTAACGAACCAATATACCACCTTTGCGCGGCGCTATGGCTTGCCGCGCTTATCATTCTTTTAGATAAGGATACCCCCCGCAATGTCTGATTATGTAGAATGGAACCCGAAACGGCACGGCCAGAAGCCGCCCTATTGGGAGCCGGGAATGCCGACCAGTGTGGATGGCCTAAACTTCTCGCATCAACCCAACTGGGCGTGGATTGCAGGCTCGACCTACTACGTGCCGCGCGAGGCTGTGGAACTGCCACGGATCGAGCCGGACCCGGAACAGACCGATAATCTTATTAAGAGACTGCGGGATTGGGGCCCGGCAGAGGGGCCACCCGAAGGTCGAACAGCGCCCGATGCTGTGGCAGATATGCGCGAAGCAGCCGACCGCATCGAAGCCCTCACCGCCGAACTCAAAGCCGCCCTTGACCGCGAGGCTGTGGAACTGCCACGGATCGAGCCGGACCCGGAACAGACCGACGAACAGCGCATCCGCACGCAAGTGATCCAAGAGATACGCGAAGCAGTGGAGCGTGAGGCGATGTCGGACGTTTACAACTGCACTATCGGAGGCGGCGCGGCGCAAGCCCTGCGAATTATCTATGCAGCACTGGAGAAGCAACCATGACCACAGAAACACCACCCGATTGGAGCCTAGCCATGGCTCGCAGCGAAATGGGGTTTGACATTGCCGCTGGGTCGCTGGCAATCGATCCCATCGCTGCAGAAGGACTGCCGGAAAATGACAATGCGGAAGAGTCGCGGCTTTGTGCGCTTGAGGCTAGAGATAGCACGGGGGCCGAGGCTACCACCGTTGCAATCGCCATCCGCGCAATTGAGCTTTGGGAAGAAGGCTTTGGGAAATGACCCTGCGCCAATTCCTGCAAACCAACTTCGGTTGGGACATTTACGAATGGGGTGAAAATGAAATCCGTTTCTAAGTTTGGGCGACCACAGTCCTACCCCTTCGGCAACATGGCCGTGGGCGATAGCGAACAGCTACCCGCCCCAAAGCCTGCCGACGTCAAGCGCATCGCGCGCAACGCCAGTCAATACGGCCTGCGTCATGATCGCTATTACAGATGTCAGACAGACCGCGCGACGCGAACACTAACCGTCACGCGGATCAGATAAAAAGAAGCCGTGGCGGTAGTGAGGACCGCCACGGCTTCAGCCACAACCAGAAGGAGCCTCAACTGGTTAGGTGGTCTTTACCTTATTTGCACCATCGGGCGCAACATTTTCTATCATACGCCGCATTTCCGACTTTGTAAGTCTCTTGGCGACGTCAGGATCAGCGTAAATCTGCTTCTTTGTCTGATATTCGCTAGTCGCCACACGTCCGCAGTCAGTCCACCCGGCCTCTTTGAGCGCATGTAGGAGCGCGGCTTGCGGAACCTTCGTGCCAGACGGCACATGACTGTTAGCGATAACGTCGCACAGCTTATGGAAGGGCGCGCCGACAACGCCAGACGTGAACGGACCGGAGCGCAGGCGCATCATCTCAACCAGATAGCTTTCCGCAACGCTCAAGCCATGCTCGACCATGTTGAGCTTCCATTCCGTCACTGGTGGCGCAGCGGCCGGCATGAAGCGGGACACGTCACGTTGGTGCAGCCAAGCGGCGATCCGCTCGAACCCGACATTCTTATACCAGCCCCATAGCGAGGCAGCCGCATCAGGACACATGCGCGGCGCGCGGCTCCAGACGCAGAACCAGCGACGATCCTGTGTCGGCAGCGTGATCGGCAACGGATCGTTCGTAAAGGCGACGACTTGAAGCCGGTTCAGCATCTCATATGGATGCAGCCCCTTACGGTTTATCAGGATCGTTTCAGGCGGTGCAGCGATCAGCGGCTTTAGCTTGTTCGCCAGCGCGCGGCGCTCCCGCGCCTCTGGTTCCTTCAACTCGTTCAGGATAACCACCTCGGCTTCGAGGCTGTAACCCCACTGGCTGTCCAGTCCGCCTGTCTCGATGATCGAACGGTTATGCTGGTGAACGCCGCCTATCGCCCACAGGAAGGGCGCCCACATGCTGTCCTTGCCGCAACCCTCGTCACCGCCATGCAAGACCGCATGGTTGATCTTAACGTTCGGGTTCTGGACCTTATAGGCCATGACGTCCCAGATATGCTCTAGCTCGGCTTCTTCCTGCACCAATATCCGGCAGTGATCGACCCAGCGGGCGATGTCGCTTTCCTTGATCGTGTCACTGCCCGACATGTCGGGGCGCATATTCGTCCAGCGGTTGCCGTAGACCAGCCCGTCACGGGCGACCAGCACGTCTTCGCCTGCGGCGTAGGTGACGCCGACAATAGCCGGCGCGCCATACTCCTGCCGGCGCTCGTCGAAATAGACCGACGCCTGCACCCGCTGGGTTTGCTTGTGGATCGACCGGCAGTCAACGTGCCTATACAGAGCGTTAAAGACGTTGCGCGGCACTTCGCAGCGCGTCACCGTGTCGAAATAGGCGTCATCCGACCGGATATAGGCGTAGCGTTCGAACCACTCGGCCTTTTCCAGCCTTCCGGCTTCCTTGCGCTCGACCTCACGCACGATAGCTGCCGCCTCGTCGGGAAAGTCAGCGGTCGGTTGTATCTTGTCGGCCATCTGGCGCATACGCTCGGCGATCAGTTCGTCGCGCAGCCCCGGCGTCACGGTAGGGCCGCCATTTTCGGCAACCCAGCCCAGAAAGACACGGCTGTCGAGGTGTTGGCAGTGGCCGTGCCAGCAGCAGAACGACCGGTCCAGCGGCTTGTAGCGTCCCTCCAGACTGCCGTCGCTGTGTTCGGCATGGTTAGGGCAGACAACGCCGCACCAGCCTTCGTTGTTGACGTTCGTCAGGACCAGCCCTTGTTCGGACAGCCACTTCAGGACGGTGTCGCCGCCTGTGTCGCGGATGCTGATAGCCTTATAGTCGGCGCTGTCTGGCTCGGCCGGCTCGACGCCCAGCGCCTCGCAGATGGCTTCCAGTGTGTAATCGCGGTCGGGATGGAACTCGACCAGCCGCGCGGGAAACATGTCACGACCGCGCTTCAGGTTGACGCTGCCCGGCAGGCGGCAGTTGCGCACTGGGTTAGTCGAACCGGGGTCGGTGTAGCCAGCCTCGGCAATGGCCTTGATGGCCGCGCTGAACTCATATTTTGATGGCTGTTCGCTGAAAGCGTAGCCCCATTGGAACGATCCGGCTGACGTCTCCATGACCCATGTCGGCGCAATCGGCGGCGTCTTCGACTTCGTGCCGACGTCGTCTAGCATCATAAACAGGACATACTCGCAATTCTCGCGCTTGGCGCTCGGCTTGCCGTCTGTGAAGCGGTCGACGATAAACGCGCCTGTGTTCACATACCACGCCTCGCCGTCCTTAATCTTGGCCTTGCTCGGCAGGAACGACGGAAAGGTCGCGCTCGGCACGCCGTCACCGTGGTAGATGAAGTTGCCCTCACCATCGCGCTTCGGCTTCTGGTGCAGCAACAGCGCCGTCTCGCCATCGGTGAACGACAGCCCTGTGATAAAGTCGATAAATTTATTGCGATCCTCACTCATCGCTCACGCTCCTATTTCCCATATTGGTTCATAATAGCCACTTCGGCGTTCAGGGGCAGCCCTGACGCCCATGCTGGCGTTTCGCACATGATCTGCACCAGACGCTCGGCGACGCTATCAGACACGTTCTGCGGTGCCTCTAGCACCACCTCGTCATGCACATGCAGCACCACGTCTAGCCCTTCCTCTTCCAGCCGCCACAGCGCGTGCCGCAGCAGGTCGTTAGCGACAGCCTGCGTGATGTTCTCACACGCCAGACCCTTCCATAGCCGCCCCCTCGGCCATTCCTTCGCGTCGGCCGCAGGTTTCCACGACGCCTTGGCGTAGGTCAGGTTGCCCTCGTCATCGAAACGGGCGAAAGGATAACATAACACACGTCCGCTCGGCAGGGCATACCAAAGATGCTGTCCGTCAAATAAATATGTGACGCGGCCCGCGCTGAACTCACGACCGCGGTTGCGCATCGCCGCCATATAGGCGCGCTCCAGCGCCGACCAGTAGGGCACAGACCACGGGTTAGCCCTGCGCCACGCATCGACCATGCGCCGGGCGCTGCTCTCTGGCAGGATGACGTTGTAGATGCGGCCCATCGCCGCGAACGCGCCGACACCGCCGGCAAATCCGCAGGCCAACTCTTGAACCTTGCCGATCTGGCGCTGTTCCTTGTCGACATCGGCATAAGGGACGGCGAATGTCGCAGCGGCGTTGTGCTTGTAGACGTCCTCACCCTTGGCAAAGATGTCCAACTTGGCCGCACCGCTGTTCGTGTTCGACGCCCACGGCGTCACCCGCGCCTCGATGGCGGCCCAGTCGGCGACGATCAGGTGCTTGCCCTTGTCGGCCATCAGCGACGGTCGGAGCATACCTTTTAGCACGTCCGTAATGCGCGGGCCGAACTTCGGCACGATCTGGTGGCCACGCACGATAGCGTCGCGGGCTAGTGCAGGGTTGTCTGCGCATCTTCGCGGGAAGTTATGAACCTGAAGCCCATATGACGAAGCGCGACCAGTAGCGCTTCCTCCTGCAAATACGAACGCTCCTCTAACTCGACTATCCTCATCATCAGCAAGCGCTGCCGCGCGCGCAAACTTGGCAACCGACGACGCCCACAGATCGTCGGCGCACTGGATAACCTCAGCCACTTCAGGCGGGACTTCGTCATGGTTTTCCTCCGCTAGCGCCAACAGGTTCAGGCGCACATTCTTGTCGATGGATAGCTTTTCAACGCCGTCCTTGTGGACGGTAGCCAGTTTTATAGCCTGCGGGCCTACACGGTCTAGCACCCACTGCCTCATTTTCGGGCTGCGGACCGACGTGACTTGCCCTTCAGTAATCTCGCAAACAACTGCCTGTATGTCGACAGCTTCCGCCTCTGCATAACGCACCGCCGCCAGAGCCAGAGGTTTATCAAGCAGGACACCACGGTCGTTGATACGCTCGTTAACGTGATAATCTCGCAGTTCGTCATCCGACAGCCCCCGTTGCGCTTGACTGACCGCCCGCATAGCCCTGACATCGCTCTCGCAATATTCGACCATCTCGGCCATCAGGTCGGCGTCCTCGCGGAATGTGCCATCGGCCTGCGGAATAGACAACAGCCGGATAAGCTGGCTGCCCCTGTGGTCCTTGCGCATCCCAGCGCCAGCGAACCGGCCGACATCCTCTAGGCTGCCCGGCGCGCAGTTGGCGCGGGCCTGCGTCGCGGTGCAGTAGAACTGCTCCAGCGCGAAGTCGATCTGTAGGACATACCAAAAGATCAGGCGCTCGAACGCTGCGTTATGCGCGCGTATCTGGCCCTTGTGGTTAGCGACAGCGTCAGGGAAAGGCTGCCCGGGCAGCCACGTCCTGATCTTCTCGTCATCGTCGAAGGTGTAGGACATGCACAGCACTTCGGTGCTGGCGTCCTGCGCGTAGTTGTAGACGCCCTTGCTGCGCAAATCGCAGCGGCTGCGCGTCTCGAAATCAAGCCAGAGCAGCGACACGTTCATAGTCCATTATAGCGCGTCCGATTAGTTCGGGGATTTGCGGCACAACCGCGTTACCTAACTGCTTAAGTCGGTGTGATTGTCCGGGAAGCCCATTAGCCACTCGACCCACCGAGGGTTCAACCGCCCACCAGCCCGCGCTGACAGCGTCGGCGTATTTCGCGTATGCTCGGCTGGATAGCCGCCTTCCTTCGCCATATGTGCTGTGGGGGTAGGCCACGATCCAGACGCGGTCGCGCTGGTGAGGGGCGCCAAGGGCGGCTGCGGGTATACAGTGCCATTCCGCATCATACCCGATCTGAGAGAGCGACCAGAGAACTTGGTCCAATCCTCTACTGCGAAGGGCGCTGACGTTTTCGATGATCGCGTAGCGCGGACGGATTTCGTCGATGAGACGGTGGTATTGGAACCAGAGGCCGCTGCGCTCTCCTGCAAGTCCTGCGCCGAGGCCGGCCATGCTGATGTCCTGACAAGGAAATCCGCCAGCGAGAATGTCGATTTGCTCATTTATGTCGTCTTTTGATAGGGTGGATACGTCGGTAAAAACCGGAACGTCAGGCCAATGCTTTTGCAGCACGGCACGGGCATGAGTGTCTATTTCACAGAACGCGACCGTTCGCATCCCCGCCCGTTCTAGGCCGATACTAAACCCACCTATACCGGAAAATAAATCTAATACGTTCATTACGGATGGCCTCACTTCATCCGCTACTCGCCGGGCGGCAACAGCGACCCCTGCCGCCCGGCTTTCACGCCCCGTTTACGCTGGATTGCGACGACGGCGACGGCCAGCGCCTTCAGCCGGTGCATCGTCTTCCGACGCAGCGACTTCCAACTCTGCATCGTCAGACGCCGTATCGGCTTCCAGCGGCGACCACTTCACAATCTCAAAGACAGGCGTAAAGATGCGCCCGTAGGACTTGTGCTGGTAATGCTCTTTCTTAAGACGCACCAACGGCACAGGGTTGTTCGGGTCTTTGTCGACCTGCTCGGCAATGGCTACCGCCAACGACTGCACGGCGCGCTTGCCACCGACAGACGTTGCAGCATAGCGTGCCTGCATACCTTCGTCTTCGCCGTTCGTGCAGGCCAGCGTCATGCCGACTTGCATTTCCCACCCCCGCTTGGCGGCAGGCGGCGCTGGAGCTAGCTCCGGCAGCGGCTCGGCGACACTAGCCATCTGTTCGGCCAGCACTTCCCCGTCGCCCCACGCAATGTAGCCGTGGACGAACGAGAAAGGATTGATCGCCCAGATGCTATCATCCTCGACTTCGGTCTGGTCAGCGCCAAACACCCAATGGCCGGTCTTGTCCATCTTGAGGATGACGTTGCCGCCTTCCGGTGCGTCGGATTTAATGCTGCGAAGCGCCGACGAGAGGGACTGGACCGACGGAAGACCGGCGTTCTTAAAAGCAGTGATATTGGACATTGTATTCTACCTTTTCTTACTGAAGTTTAGCCATCGCTTTTTTGAGCGAATGACCGATCTGCAAAACCGCCGGCCGGGGGTCATTTTCCGGTGCGAGGGTTGAGCCTGTGGAGACGGCGACCACTAGGTCGTCCGGCAATTCTATCTTGGCTTTCTTCAAAGCCTTTTCCGCTTGTGCTGGTGACAGCGGCTTGGGTTCGCCCCATGCTTCTACTCCGACACCGGACAGGAAGGCAACGGCCTTATCCTCGTCTATCCACTGCCTTGTGGCGCGCTTGTTTACCAGCTTCCATCCGGGGACGGCTTTACCTTCCTCGATCAGACCGTGCGCCAACTGCTGCAAATCCTTGATGAAGGCTTCGACCAGCGGAACCTGATCCAGATAATGCGCGATCTGGTCGACCGGCAGCACCTCGATCTTGGCCTTGGTAATGCGGTCGATAGCGCCCGTCATCACAGGGCAGATCGGCTTGGCTGCGCACCAGCGGCAATGGTCGCCTGATACCAACGGCGCGTCTGGACGCATGGCAATCTTGACGGCAACAACAAGTTCTTTTTCGAACGCCTTGACACGCTCCAGCGACGTCACCCAGCGCTTGACGGCTGGCGGCTGGACGATAATCAATTCGACTTCTTTTGCGCCCTCAAAAGCCCATGCCGTTTCCGGCGTACGGATAGAAGCCGCAGCGTAGAAGAGAAGCTGGTAGTTTTCCTCGGCAGACACAGCAACACC